ATTAATGCCCCCACCCGTTTAAAAAAGTATCAAACAAGAAACCCATTATACTAAACTCTAGAACGGCTCCAATAATATTGCCAACCAAGAAGAAAAATAATGTGGAGCATAAGCCCCAAAACCACGCTCTCATTTTCAAAAAGAAAATATCAGCAGAGTGCGCTCTTTGGGTATTATAGGCATAATCTGATTCAGAAAAGCCCATCAAATCCCCAAAGACCATTTAACCACCTCATTGTAGTGTGGCTAAGAATTCGGTCCCAAGAGTGTTTTCTTCTGTTTCAGCAGGTTGCGAATAAGCAAATGGCACTGAAAATTGCTTTGCGCTTTCCCGCATTTTAATTTTTTGTTGTTCGTCTCTTGCTTTTCTTTCCCAATAGGCAGCAATCTTTCTATCGAGAAGCCACATCTCTATTTTATCATTTAATGACAAGTCAAAGACTGCCTTTACCACCATAATTGCTCCTATTGTCCCGAGACCGAACAAGATAGAATGCGCTAATGGCCCATAAGGAAACCCTAGCCCAATCATAGCATAAGCATATACATTTGCCCCGCTTAATGCACCGACAAAAAGAATTGTCATAACTAAGCGAGTGTCTTGATTAAGAGCAGCCATTATATCACCTCAATTAAATTCAACAGAAACTGCCGCACCTTCTCCTGCTCCGGAAGAAATACTCAAATATAAACCATTTACGGCTAATACGCCATGCATGTCAAATTCAACCACTGGTGGGCTTGCTCTCGCTGCGGGGTCTGCGGGGTCGGTTGTAGCCACAATGAACCTTGCTAATTCTGTTCCGCTTGCGGCAGAAGCATTGTCAAAAACCTTAATTGTTGTAGGTTTAGTCCCCGTTAAGACAGCATGGATGGAAACCAACCTTACCTGCCCTACAAAAACCGCAGTGCTTGATGTTTTGACTCCACTTGAACGACATTGTGGCATACGCATAACCTCTCTTCATTCCCTCACTTGAGGAGGGCATATTTAGGCTTTCCGCCTACTCCTTTAGTGCAGAAGAAGGTTTCTTTGTATTCTTCTTCTTAGTGATTGATTTCTTAGCCTTTGGGAGCAATAAACCACATAATGTAGAAACATCTGGAAGGTCGTTTTCAAGTTGCTTTCGCAGAACAACCAATTGTTTTTCAGTTGTTTCTTTAAGAGCGTTTCTGTCGTCCTCAACAAAGGTGAACATAAGGTTTCTATCACCAATTTTAGCAATAGCCCATTCTGTTCCTACTTCCAATTCTGCATTCCTTCGGAGCAGACCAAAAGGTGTTTCTAACCTACCGATGTTTGATTCATCGGATAATTTGACTAGAGCCAAATTAACACCTCAAATGTTCCCATAGACACGAACACGAACACTTCCGCCATTAGCATCGTTAGAAAGTGTTGTTCCACTAGACATTGTAGTATGCATAAAAGCAACAGAAGTTGCTGATTCATATGCACCAGTAGCACTGCATTCCACTTTGATAGCGATGTCATTCGTGCTATTGTTAGGATTATCGTCTCCTGTAATCATAACCGCAGTAATGGTTTTAAGACCAAAGTCAGAAGCAGGAATCACTGAACCTGCCGCCACTACTTGGCTGATGTCAATAACTGCATCCACGAAGTATTCGTCTCCCGAAACACGGGGGGTAGTCATACCTTTATGGTCTGCTAAGACCGTAATTGCTTTTACTAGAGCCAATTAAAACACCTCACTTAAGGTTGGTAATCTTGCCTTGTCCCTTAAAGTAAGAACAGCCCATTTCAGCAATTGTGCGGTATAATGCTCTGTTGCCCAATTGTCCGACACCGAAGGGGTTTCCGTTTGAAATACCGTCCTCGAAGTATTGGGTTGGTTTCATAACTGCAAGCCATAGATGGTCAGTATCAAGCAAAAGCATATCCGAAATGGTTCCCGAATCAGCCGAAGTGCTTTGCATTTGAGCAACAGGAATCAATGGGATGTCGTAGTAGGTAGCCACACGGAAACCAACTTCTGCACCCTTAACACCACGAACACCGTTCACAGTAGGAACGATTTCCTTTCTATCCATAAATCGCTCTTGGCTCTGCAATAGGTCAGAAAGCGTTTGAAGGGTGTCATATCCAGTAAGAATAACCTTTGGAGAACCACCGTTCTGTCGCAATTCACGGAGCGTTGCGTTGAGAATACTCAAAGTAAATGGCCGAGAAGCACCCGAAGCATAACTGTCAGCACCATTAACGACACAATCAAGGAAAGAAGCACTATCACGGTTGGTTCCGTAAATGTGGTATGCTTGCGTAATATCGTTGGTAATAGACGAAACAGGGAAGTTATCCGCATCCATTTGGTCTAATTCTGCATTAGACGAAATGATTTTGTAAAGCGAAGTGTAGTTTCGGTCAATGTTTGCGGCGGCGTTGGTCTTATCTGCTTGAAGGTATGCTTCAAGAGGTGCGAGCATCATAAGGTTTTGAGACTCTGCATGGTGCTTGCCCATATCCTCACGCATTTGCGCTCTAATATCACCAATTCCATCATCAATTTGAGCCATTTCCATAGCCAATTCACTGAAATCAAACTGATGAGCAACGGTTTTCGGACTCATAAAGAGTGTGGAATATTCGGGAGCAATAGCGATTAAACCATCACCGGAGGTTGAAAGAGAAGCATTCTCAGGCACACCACCGATATGGTCAAGGCGTGGGGCATCCGTTCCAGCCAAATCCGTTCCAGTTTGAGTGAAAGAGTGGGTGTTGCCCGTTCCACCAGCAGGACGCTTTGAAAGGACTCTCCAACCGCTTGAAGTGTAAGGACGCTTTGCCATAACGGAAAGAGCATTCACTTCTCGGTTAAGCATAGACCAAACTTTCTGTCCGTAAAGGACTTGGTAAAGGTTTCCGGCAATACCGGATGTTGCGGAGGTTTGAGTTGCGGCATCGTGCCCGCCGTGAATACCGCTAACGGTTCCGGCAGTCTTAAGAAGCATATTGTTTGCTCCATTAAAATTAAGTCCATAAGTTTGTGCTTCTAGGTCTGCAATTGTGTTAATATATCCTGTCATAATAATCACCTCAAAGGTTTCCTCCAAAAGCCATCTTATGAATTGTGTTCCAATCCATTTCGGCTAATTCATCCATTGATGGGAGTGTAATTGTGGCTTCTTCCTGAGCCTTGATGATTTCGGCCTTTTCGGAAGTCAAGGACTTGCGAAGCGCAGTAAATTCATCCTTAAGTGATGCAATCTCGGAAGCGGCATCATATTGAGACTTTGCGAGAATGTTTTCACGGGTTCCCTTTTCAGCCTCAAAGCGTTGTGCAAATTGCTTTTGGAGGTTATCGTAAGCCAACTTCTCCAATTGCTCTTGACGGAAAGCCTCGTAAGCCTTCTCAATATTTCCAACAGAAAGGTCAAGAGTTTCTAATTCGTTGTTGCCAAAGGCCTTAACAACGGGCATATCCGTTGCTCTTGGCTTTCCGTTGTCAATAACGATTCTATCAGCAGGTTCGCCAATTTCAACACCTGCGCCATCAAGAGTGGAAACATAAGCCTTCATTTCGGCTTCGGGGTCGGTGTCCATAGACTCCTTATCCTCTTCGTCTCCCATTCTTTCCATCATCTTTTCAGGCATCATCTTCTCTTCTTCAGAGAGTTTGCCCATATCATCATCTTCTTCTTCCTTTCGGAGAGTATTCACTTCATTCATTAGTGCATCCAACTCTTCCAGTGCTTTTTCCAGTTTGCTCATGTTTTTCACCTGTTTTTTGTCTTGTTTCAAAATATCAAATTTTGCTTCGGGGTTAATTCCTTTTTCGCAGATAGTAATCTCATGTAATTCTAATTTACTTATTTCATTATATTGGCCTAATTCGGGATGGTTTTTCTTAACCTTTTGAATTGCTTGTCCTCCAATGCTAAATGACCTTAATGAACCTTTTCTAATTCCTCGATTGATTTCTTTTGCCTTTTCAATGTCATCTCTTAATTTAATTACTACAAAGAATCCGACATCATCAACCTCTGTTTTCCATAATTTTCCATTTTTATCTCGGTGTGATTTTACTACTTCTCCGACTTGAACATTTGAGTGGTTAGTCATTACATTTCTAAACTTTGGGTTCTCCATGTATTTTTCCACTGCTTCGTTTAATGCTTTGAGTGTGATTAAATCATTTTGCTTATCAACAATTTCAATGCTTGCATATCCACCAATCATTAGATTATCGCTTTTTAGAATCCTGAAGTCTAATGGTTGTTCTCTCTTGAGTAGGAGGGACATTTCCAACAACCCTTCGTTATCAAATCAAGTATATAAGAACCTTGGTCAGCGAGGGATTTTTTTATTGGAAAACTTGTCCTCATAAATATCCCATAGTCCTTCGTCGCCTTCTTTGTCTGCTGGTTTTTGCTCATAACCGGTCCAAGCCAGCCACATTTTGTTCTCTCCAACGGGAAGGTATCGGACATGAAACTTGGTTTCAAACTTATTTCCTTCCAAAAAGTATTCGTGATAACCGTTCCTTTGAATTCCAAGTTTCACTGTGCCACTATCCACGATTTTCTCTTTGTCAATGTTTTGAGCAACCTCGGCAGGGTATTTTCCTGCCGCACCGAATAGGTCAAACATTTCCTCTTCGTTTTGAGTATCAATCACCCAATTGATTGTCTCGTCGCCAAGACTCATCACCATGTTTAAATTATCATCTTTACGGGAATATAATTTAAATTGCCCCTCCCGATACTTTTCTGGCGTTTTATCCCCTCCCGATACTTTTCTGGCGTTTTATATTCTGCTTTGAGCATAGCATATTTGTCTGTAAAATTAGAATCGCCTTGAATGCAGTTTTGATATTCTTCTAAGGCTTGTTCTAATGGGCCATAATCTACATCATCAACTCTTTCATTTAAAAAATCATCTACTATTGGTAATAACGCATCACAATCGTAATAATTTACCACCTCTTTTATTTGCTTAACTTCTTCTTCATAAGTTTTTGCCCAATCGTCCCGTTCTTCATCTATTATATTAGAGCGAAAGTTAGCATAAGTTCCATATTGACTAGAAAGAGCATCAAGCACCTGTATTCTGTTTTCTCTGATAGCCTGTTTTAATTTTTCACAACATTCACCATCTTTATTTGGATAATCAATAGTAATATCTTTAATTTCCTTTTCTTCAGGTTCAGCATCTCTATTGATTAAAACTGGAGATTTTAAAAGTCTTTTTAGGATAGCATCTCCATGCAGTTTATTTTCTTTAAATTCAATATGTTCTCTTGCACTTGCCCATTCTTTAAGACCCTGCATGCCGCCATCAACGACTTCATTATAGAGGCTTCCGTGTTTAGCACTTAAGAAATTATGAACCTGCTTAACAGTTTTTGGGCCATTATCTTGTAAATAATTTGTAATAATAGTAGTTAAGGTCCCTGCCTTTGTTTTCATAATTTCTTCCGCTTGGTTTTTCCAATCGTCTAAATTAATTATGGCATTCTTAGACATAAGATTATCCTCTTCAAAACCATAAACAGTAAATCCTCCCATATCTGATTTACAAATAATGGTGGCCGTTCCGTGTATGTGGTCGGTGATTGTTATGCCTTTCTTCAATCCTTCAATAGAATAATTAAGAGACTTCTTAGTGTCTTGAGACAGTAATTCTAAAGCGACGATTTTATCTGGGTATTCCACTTCAGGGACTTCAATGACCTTTGCAGAATAAAGGGTATATCTATCTCCCGCATTTTTGACTTCATCAACCTTTACCCGAATAATTTCTCCAACATCAACGGAAATTTTTGTATTGAGGGCTTTCCCGACATTCATGTATTTAATGCCATTAACTTCTTGGGTGAATTTATTCTCCTCTTCAACAGGCCCAACACCTACAGTATATGAGTATAGGTTGCTCTTAGTTTTCTTTTTGTCCAAAACTACAACATCTAAATCTACAAACTTCTTCCACTTTATCCACTTAGGGTTCTTTTTTGTGCCAATGTAATAGGTTGAGGTAGCGTCTTTGATAACTACTCCTTCGGAAGTAGGCATATCCATAATTTTCTCTGCATATTCAGCAATATCTTTTAGATTATCCGCTCTGCGGGTGTCCTTCTTTGAAGGAAACTTGAGAACATCTGCGGAATGTTGAGCATAGTTGTTGAACATGATTGTCATTCTGTTTTCTAATTCTTCATCAAGAAGCGTCTGGTTCTCATGTCGCATAATGTCAAAGACATGACATTTGAGGGTAGCCTTTGGGTATTTGTTCTTAAAAACATGGGCTATCGTGTCGGCACGATGCAGGGCTTCTTCACCATCAAAAAGAATCAACTCTGCATCTAAAATGCAATCACCGAAATGCTTTGCTTTTAATTCATCAGCAATATCTTTACACTTCTCTGTAATTATTTTTTTATTGTATGAAAATATCTTGATATTATTATCAATTTTATGTAATTGTATTCTCATACCATCATATTTTTCTTGAACAAACCATTCGCCACTAAAACCTTTTAATTCCTTAATATCATCAATCTCAAAAATCCGATACATTGGTTTGTTTGGGATAATAAAATCACTTAAGGATTTTTGTTCTTCTGATTTTCTTTCTTTCTTGATTTCTAAAGACTTTTCCTCTTTTTCTGGGCTAACACCTTCAATGTCGATTAAATCATCTAGTTTTTCTTCATCATACCTTGAGAGCATAAAAAGTTCTAAGACTCCCATAGCGGTTTTAACGGCCCTTTCCACGCGTTTAGAGTCTTTTCCGTCCCCGTAATGTTCAATAATATACAAGGCAATATCGTCCACCTCTAGGTCAAGCCCCTCTAAACCATAAGTAATATCGTCGGGTTGCATGTCTTTAATTGCATAAATCTCCTTGGGAAGAGGTTCCTTGTCCTCTCGCAAAGCATAATGCACAAACTTAACCATTTGCTCTGGCTTATCAAGTAATTCTTCCAAAACTTTGCCCTTAAATCTTTTAGCAAAGGGGTCTCGCACTAAATCCGAAGAGTAGCGAAGCATTTTGATGGCTTCGTATAACTCCTTTGCGCCAAGGCTTGAGGGGTCTTTAATGTCGTTGTTCTCAATGAGGCTTTCGGAAATGTAGTCTTTCATTTCATTCCCTGCGGCATCTAACTCATTGTATGATTCAATGATAGTGTCCACGACACTTCTCCAACGGCTCCCGTATTCTTTGGGGTCGTTAGCGGCAGAAAGATAAGCGACTCTCGTTTTCTCAAACAGACGAAGAATTTCTTCCGAAGGACGCTTATCCTTCTCAATGGTTGAGAGGCGCATTTAAATCCCTTACTGGTAATTGAAAATGTCTCTTAAAAATTTCATAAAGTCCCCCGTAGGGCCACTACTCATGGTAATTTGCGTCAAACGCTTAAGCGGGGGCATACCTTTCTTCTCTCTCACTTCTTTATTGTATCGTTCAAGAATAGAACGAAGCGCACTTTTACCGACAACGATATTTTTATTTTTGTCCTCATACCGTCCAAATTGAACACTATCTCCTAAGTCCTTAGCATACCCATCCCCAACGGTCATATCCATTTTCTTAAACTGCGTCGTTTCGCCAGCCTTTCCATAGCCCGAATGAGTCCCCTCTTGATTCTCAATTTTGGTCTTATCCTTTTCGGCCTTTGGTCGCTTAACCTTGACCTGTTCCATTCTGTCGTCCTTTTCATCAGGCAAGCGATTTCCTTCCATGGATTCACGAAGCAATTCCTTTACCTGTCTTGCCTTCTCAACAGTCATTGAAATGACTCTTTCTTCTTTACTCACTCTTTCTGGCACAATTACACATCCTTTGCATCATAATTAGAAAAGTCTCCAATATCTCTATCTTCACCAATGGGAACAGGGCTTTCGTAAATCTCATATTGCTGACAAGTCCCATCTGTATCAATACTAATAAAAATTTTAGTGCATTGGTTTTTCTTATTCCAACGACAATATTTTGCTTGACACCTCTGCACTTGGGCTAATTTTTGCTTTAGAATTTCGCTCACTGTCCACCAGCCCTTTCAACCATTTTATGAATGTCCGACCACTCCATTGAATCAACATTTACATTTGAAGAGGCTCCCAAACTGTCAATCATTGGGGTGGGGCTTTCAGCAACAACAAAGCCAGACTTCATCAATAAGTTGTCTTTGTTATAGACCGCCTTTTCAAGACTTTCAATCTTGTCAGAAAGAGCCTTGATAATTTGTAGCATTTCTTGGTTAATAGTATTCTCTTCACTCATTTCAATCATCTCTCTTTTTCGGCGGATAAACTAAATCACGGAGTTGTCGGTAAAGAAGTTCATACTCCTTACGAAGTTTCGTAGCAGTAGCCACTATGTCAATGTTGCGCTCGCCCATAGACTTCACCTTCTTGTTAAGTTTCTTATCGGACTTGGTGAGGTCTAATTCTTCGAGAGTCTCAATCAATTCCCCTAATTTTGTGAAGTCCTGACCAAAAAATTCTGTCGGTTCTGCTGCTTGAAGAGTTTTCTTTAGCCTCTTTTTCTGTTTATTATCTAAAGAAGCAAGAATTTGTTTTTTAGGTAGGGCTTTCTTTTCAATAATAAAATCCTTTCCTTCTTCATAGTAGTCCCATGTCATCAATATGCCTCCTCTTCGTCTTTCATTTTTTCTAGTGATTCCATTCTAGATTCAAGCGAATCATTCATTTCTTCAATTTTAAACGCACTACGAACAAACTTATCAACCTCTTTTATCAATTTGATGGCTTCCTCGTCTGAAAGAAGGGGAGACATCTGCTTGTCATTTTCTAAGAGACTTTGTAATTGATTCTCGTCTTTCTTTTTAGCCTTTTCTGAATATTCTCTTCCTAATCTACTAAAAGAACTTAAAACAGTAAAGTCAATAAGCGCATCAATAGCAGAAGAATATTGTTCTTTATCTTTTCTCAACTGTCTTAATTTAGGCCCAAGTGTCCTTAATTTATCAAAAGAATTATCAGTTAAAGAAATTAAGAATTGCATGTCTTGCTTGAATTCTTTCATTTCATTATTGTTGTTTTTTCTATTTTTAATTCTTTTTTCTAATTCTTTTATGAGATTTAAGTCTGGTTTTTCTTTATCTTCTTCTCTGCTGATTTGTGATTCTAATTCTTCTATGCCATATATTTTATAAAATTTCGCTGAATCAATTATTGTCATCGCTTGGTCAATTTCCGGAAAGAATCTTGAAGCGTCTCTAATAGTTTCTCTAACTTCTTTTTGTTTCTCTTTCTCTTCATCAAGCAAGTCTAATATTTTCTTTCTGCTTTTAGCAAGAACCCTTTCTTCTTTCGATGTGGGGTTATCTAAATCAACATCTCCTTGAGAAACTTTAGTTTGAAAATCTTTAATTCTTTTTCTTTCCTTTCTTGCTGCCTCTAAGCCTTTTTTATCAAGTAAAGTTTTAATGTCTGGCAACTGTTGTCTAAAAGACTCGTTTGCTAAAAGACTAATATTCCCTGCTTTGTTTTCTAATTCAACTAGCAGTTTATCCTGTTCTTTTATTACGATTTCAATCTGTTTAATCTGGCCTTCAATTGATGCTCTCTTTGCATTCAGCCTTTGATAGGCTCGTTCTATTTTTCCGTCTCCAATGGTTTTTCTTTTACCACTTGATGTGAACGCTTCCTCAAGAGGAATATTACCAATACCAAGAGAGCCCTCAAAGCCAGAGGTAAAGGTCTCTTTTTTATTTTTTCTCGCTTCTTCTTTTTTCCTTCTTGTTAATTTTTTTGCCCTTTCTATGCCCTCACGCCTAGTTTTGATATTTTTGGCATTTTCTGGTAGGGACTTATGGCGATTATAATGCAAATATAAAAAAACTTTTTCAAAGGTAAGAGTTTCTCCATCTTTGTCTTGAAACTCATCGTATGTTTTACTGGCTAACTCTTTATAATTTTCAAAAAGTTCCGTAAGATTTATTTCGGGATTCATTGGAATTTTGCGTTCTTTATCTTTTACCGTCCTTTTTGTAGCGGTTGGTGCAGATTGTTCCTCTTCGGAAAACACATCAAAAGACTCGTCAATTGTCAATTCTTCTTCTCCTAATTCCTGCCTTGTTTTCTTAGGTGCAGGTGGGACTTGGGCCGGAAGAACAACATCACCGTTTTTATTTTTCCTTGTAAATTCATAGTTTCCTAAAAGATTCAAACTATCGGAGAGACTGAGTGCTAAAGTATTGTATATAGTGGCAGACTTTCTCTTACCAATCACTCTATTGTATGCCGTAATGTTTTCAAATTCAAACCCAGTTGGGCTGTCATCCTCGGAAATCACTATGCTCTCTGATAACTCAGTCAAAGCAGGTAGGCTTCTTTTCGCAAAGTCAAAATCGGAAAAAAGAGTTTGATATCGGCGGTAAGTCTCTCGGCTTTTACCCTCTGCCGCCCCTGTTTCTCGGCCTTCTGTGTATTCTTTGTCTTTTTTATTTTCCGCTTTACGGAGAAGAAAGGTCAAGAAAATCACCACGGGATATTTTCTTTTCGTCCTCTTCTCTTAGGAGGAAGAGTTATTACATCGGGAATATCACGACTTGAGGGTGCTGGTTTAGGAGTAGTGTCTAATGGGACACCGGCAATATCTAGATTTCTTTCTGTTTTTCTGCTCATGGCCGCATTTTGATTCAAAGACTTAACTTGAGCCAACTCTTTCCGTAATCTAATTTCTTTCTGTTTCATATCTTCTGTCATAGCGCATCACCTTTTGTTCTAACAAGGATATCAATAATTTCGTCAGTGGACATTCCCGACACTCTATCCATAAAAGCGTCCATCAAATCTGTTCGTGTCATATTAGCCAAATGCTCTCTTTCCTCGTCAATAGTGTTTTTCTCAAATATGGACTCGTCTAAAGCATCATCCTTAACGAGGTTCTTATCTTCCATTCTAGTTAGACGGGGTTCTCTTCTCGCTTCAGGCATCTGCTTTTGTCTTTCTTTCGCTTTAATTACTTTTTCCCAACTATTCATCTGCGAGACCTCCTCTTTTGGCCCTTTCTTCGGGGTGGACGATTTGCTCTTTCCTTCATTTTTTCCTTTTGTTTATGTTCAATTACTTTTCTATTTTCAGAATTATAAGATTCAACACTTGTGATTGGCTTAACATTGTAATAGTTGTCCTTATTGTGGCTCCGCAATATTAACTGGGCAGAATTTCTAGGAATATTGTATTTGTCGCTTAGTGCATAAAATTGGTCCATATAAAAACCGTGGGTCTCAAAATCCTCGTCTGATTTCTTTTTTGCATCTTTAATGAATTCGGTAATATCGTTTTCGGAAAAAAAAGCAGACCACCGAGGTTTTAAATTTTTTAAAATCATTTCCCATTTCATCATGGAATCCTCCTTTCATTTCTTGTATCAACATTTTGGTTTCCCGCCTCTCGGGGTAAGCCGGACATTCGCTTATCTGGCCCTACGCTCATCCTGCTTTTATTTCTTGTGGCTGGTGGATTTTCTTGGGGCTTTGAACCTGCGCCTTCTGCAAACATTCTTGTTTGTTCATCTAAATCTCTTTGGTCTAAATTTGAACCTGCTAAGGGGTCCTTTTTTACTGGGTTATCTTCGGTTTCAGTAGGGGTTTGTTCTGGTTGAGGCTTCTTGAAAGTAAAGTTTCCGTCCTCGTCCATTTCAACTTCAAATCCGAGATTCTTTGTTGATGCCGCAATATTTACTTCAATCTCACGCTTACGAAGAACAGCAATTTCATCTTCTTCTTCGCTTGGAGGAAGTTTCAAGTCCCAATCAGTGATTCCAAATTGCTTAACCAAGAACGGAAACACATAATTGTTATAGACATTTTGTGCCATTTGAACGGCTCTGTTCGTGACCAAAATCTGCATACCTTCATTATTTAGACCGCCGCTTGTAGTATTGTCAGCCATGAAAACTTTGCTTACACCATAGAAGGCAGAAATTCTGTCTCTTAAATCATCTTTGACGGAGACATAATCCATTTCTTTGAGACTATCCATGAATTTAATCCATTCAACAGAACCTTTCCCACCCTCTGCTTCAATCCCCATGACTGGGATAAAGTGCGGGTCTGTTTCCATCTTTTCTTTGACTGAACGCCAAAAAGAACGCATGGAATCCATATTGCGAGTCTGCACTGCCAAAAGACCTTTTGGCATACGACTTTTAGTGTATGAAGAATTAACATAATTCTCCATAGCAAGAAGAGTTGTGATGTGATTATAGAGAGTGATGATAGGCGATAGGCCATAGAGTCGGGAAGGACTATACTTGCTGAAATGAAGCACCTCTCCCTTGATAAAATACTGGTCTTTGCCCCCGACACGGTTCACATAATGAACAGGGTGCAGGGTGCTTCCGCATTCTTCACAATTTTCATGTGGTTCCATAGCCAAAAAGTTTCGGTGATTAACGCAAGTGAAGCCCTTTGTTCCTCTTTGTCCTAATTCATCAGAATAAATAGCCATCGTCACGGGGTCGCCCCTATACACTTCTTTTATACGATGCATTCTAATTTTCTGATTGCCATCAATGAAATATTCCTTTACAAGAACAATATAAGCATCATCCATAATGTTAAGGTCATCTTCTAACTCTTTAAGAACATCAATAAATAACTGCTCCGATTTATTAACATACCCTTCAATAAAATTTTCTGCATATTTTAATTGATTAACATCAGGTAATTGGAGGTCTTGACTGCCACAACGAGAGCATTCTTGAACAGGTCTTTTATGTTCTTTATAACAGTTATTACATCGTGCTTCATATGCCTTTTCCCAAACATATCCTCTTCGGAAAACTTCCTGTTTAAGTTGAGTAATACAGGTTCTAGCAATAACTGAATTTTGAACAATGTGATAAATGATGGGCGCAGTCATTAAGTTATTTTGCTGCCTTTCTTGAATACCTATATTGTAAATAGACCTATCTTCTGGTTTGGGAGTTGTTCTCCTAAATAGATTAGAAAAACTAAAACGGCGTTTTTCTTCAACCATGCTAGCCGCCCTCTCTCATGTGCCTACAAGGAAGCCTGTTTATCAAGATGCCCCTTACGCCCCTTCGTTCTGCCTTGTTTTCAACAGTTTGGGTAGGTTTTTCCTCAGTATGGTTTTGCCCAATTCTTGGCTTGGTCTATTTTACAAGTTAGACATAAATCACTTATTTTATTAGCCTTTTTACATTTTCTGCAAACTGTGGCAAATCTTATCTGTTTGGGTAGTTTAGTTCTAACTCTATGTTTAAAAATATCGTAATGTTTGCTAGGCATTTTCATCACGCCGTTGGGTATATTGTGCCAATCTGTTCCATAGAATCCATAACTGACATTTTACAATTATCAGTATATTTTTGAATATCATCAAGATTTATGTTTTCTTTTGCCCAATCAAAACCTACATGGTCTTTGTGATTTTCCCACTTCATTAATTTAAAAATTTCATCGCATCGGCTCTTATACCAATCAGTTTTTTTATATGATTTTTTCATGCGAATCAATTCTAATAATAACTTAGCATTACCTTTCTTTAAACGAAAGTGCGGCAAACATTTTGATAGAAGGTTCACAACATCTCCTTGAGAATAAAAATTTAATCTGTTAATAAGGCGGGTGTCTTGGGGTGATTTTTGGTCAAGGTGCATTCGCCCAAAACCAATTGATTTATGCATTTCTTGCATGAATGCCTTTCCTCTTTCTCCCGTAGCAACCAAACCAACTCTTGGATTCATTTTGCGGTCAAGGGTGATGTAGCCATCTGAATCAATAAAAGCAGCAGTATAGGCCCAAATATTTTTCTTAATCTCATCGGGGATTTTATAGAAAGAACCATCAATAGAAACAATACCTAGTTTCTTTATTTCGTTTGTAATAACTTTTGGACTAGAGGCTTTATGTAATTCGTTAGGCATCATATCGTGTATCAACCTTGCCCCAATACCGTGATTTTCACAAACAGCCTTCAAAATAAAGTCTCTCTGCTTTTCTTTCTTTGATTTGGCTAAGGACTGATTACTAACCTTTTTTATGGTTTCTCGAAAAGCCCTTTTAGCAATACTCATTTCTTTTGAAAGTAAAGCATAGTTTTTACCATAAACCATTCCTTTCTGGCTTATTTCTGCTTCCCAATATTTACAAAGAGAATCAACTACTTCTCTTCTTTGTTCAGAAGATTTCATTTTATGTAATTTTTGCAAGTCTTTTTCATTAAAACGCATTTTAAGAAGAGGATTCTTGTATGGAGCAATCCAATAAATCGAGTCAATGCACTTAGATAAATGGTCAGAGTAAGCATCAATCATTGTATCAATAGCCTTCGCCATATTCTCTCTATTGTCTCCCTTTAATTTTCTGCGAGACATTCTCATCTGCTTGATAAGGTCAGGTATGTTTTTTTCTTCCACGGTATATTCTTGAGGAAACCTATCAAGCAACTTTCGTGCTTTGGTTGCATTAATTTTTAGAACATCACATAGCGTATTAATTTCATCATACTCGGACATAACAAAGTCCGAATAAAGGGCCTTGAAAATCTCGGTGTCGGTGTCTCTGTTCACTTCTTCTTTGACTTCTTCCTCTCGCCTTTGAAGTGCAGCCAACTCTTTGGCTTTTTCTGAAATTTTATCATACTGTTCTGCTGTCGGCACAATATCACCTCAAAAATTTAATCCTATTCCCCTATAATCTGTTCTTACAGGTTTTGCTTCCTCAAAGAGCCCTAAATCATCAAGCAGTATGAAGTTATCTGTGGCTTGGTAGGTTGCGGCGTTTGCTAAGGCAAGGCTCATCACCATGTCGTCATGTGCGCCAATTCCCTCAAATTTGCCTCTTTCAGTGATGGCAAACATGGATAATTCCTCAATCAAAGTGGAAGAAACCCGCCTACTTTCTTCATTGCCGTAGGGGAAATTTATTTTACCATTTTCAAGAGTCATCTGAAGATTAAGAATAATTTCTTGCTTCTTTCTTCTAGTGGTGTTGAAGTCGTGAATATTCAAATCAGCGACTTGGCGTAATTCTTGAGTAAATGATTTGGCGAAAGTATTTGTTTCAAAGAGGATTGCTTCGGGACGAAATAGTTGCCCGATAATTTTGACCTTCTGTATGTTTTCTCGAAACTGAACATTCTTGGCCCTATCAACATAAATAATAGATTTGTTTTCCTCCTCATCCATCTCAATAACAGTAATTACATTGTAATCTCCATCTGTTGAAATAGCAGGGTCCACGCCCACGAAATACTTCATTCCTTCTCTGCGATGTGGTTTCAGAACTAAATTCTTGTTTTTTGCTGCATCTAAATACTCAGGATTAAACAGAGAAGTCCCTGTTGAGATTGGAACACACATGTATTCTCGGGTGAACATCATTGAGCCAACTTCTGCTTTACGAGCCATCAATGCTTCATAATTCCAACGGTCAGGCCATAAGGGTTCATTCAGAGAATTTAGGCATGGATATGTTCTAACTGTATATGCGGGGTTCTCTGCAAGTTGTTGGTAAATATCTGTATAAGAGAACGGAGTCCCAATAACACGGAGAGAAGCGGTATGGTGAAGCGTAGGAATCATATCACCGTAAAACCAATCCGTCACTTTTTGAATTCCTGTCATACTAAACTCTTTCAAAGGGTCGTCAATGACAATCTCTTGAGGGTGCAAACCACGAATCTGTGAACCTACGGAACGCTCAAGGATTTGGTTTCCATTGGTAAGGGTAATGTTCCCGATAGCCCAACCCCTTGCAGGTTTGAATTTCTTAAGCATCGGATGGGTGAACATTTTATCAATGTCCCTCATGTGAACGAGAGTCTGCTTTTGGTTAGAAGAAATGTAAAGCATTTGAAAAGGAGGTTCTTCAAAAATCAGTTTCCACACAACCCACGAATGCATAAACACTGATTTGCCGTGGTCCCGTGAACAAATAATAACTGTTCTTTGGGTGCTGTTCATTAATTCATGCCACTCTTGAATGTAAGAAGGAAAGTCAAAACCTAACACATTTTGAAAAAAATAAGGGAATGAGTTTTTGGATAACTTCATATCCATCTCATGTTCAAAATTAAATGTGTCTAATTCCATTAGGATTCCTCTTGTTCGTGTTCGGGTGAGAAATAAGTTGGGAGGGGGCTATTTATTTGAAGTCTCCGTCTCATTCTATTATGAAACCGGCTTAATTGCAATTCATCACGAATCCCTCGCACTTCTAAAAATATTCGCAAAGGCTCCTTCAATATTAGAAACTCTTGCTTCAAAACCTAAAAGTAATCTCTTAAGTTCTTCTAAATCAACATTTTGCTCACCAACGAAATCATAAACGATTTCCTTCATGTCGTTGATAATATCAGAAAAGTTTCCTAATTGCTCAATTAAACTCCGACCATCTTCTTTTAGCCTTTCATCTGTCATTTTATAAATCATCCACACATCCTCCTTACCTTCTGGATTTATTTCCATGACACTTCCATTTTTTTCTGCTCAGGTTATTGGGGCTATTTGGGTCTTTTCTCCAATTACCTTTAATTTTATTTGACCTAGCACAATAAGCATCTCCTTTAGATGTTCCCGGCCTTATTCGGTCTTTACCGTCTTTAGCCTTTCCAGCCTGACCATATCTAACTGTTTTGGTTCTGCCTGTCTTTTTATTTCTAACGACTTTCTTAAATCGTCTTTTGAATTTTAGGATTTCTTTCCATTCATTCATAACATCACTCCCCAATTCTTTCGTAGTCCCCAGTAGTCTTATTTCTTCTGTGATAACCTAACTTATTAATTTTTTGACCAATCATTTCTTTACTCACTCTTGCTTTAGCATGTCTATTTGCATAAGCACCCGCACTCATATGTTCTCCTTCAACTAAGAGAGCAGCATATTCTCTGATTACCTCTTCTTTAATTTGAGAAATTTTAAATGTTTCTCTATCTCTTGTAATATTTTCAACCGCCTGAGTAAATACAGTATGATTTAATCTCTTTGCTGCACCACGGGCGGTTTTAAGAATTTCCTGCCAATCATTCATAAGCATCACCTAACATATAGCCTATTTTTTTTCCTGCTTGAATATCACTTGGATAATGACTTCCCATTTGCATTCTTGATAGTGAGATTTTATCAGCCATCGCTTTGAGTTCTTTTTTCTTTTCGGGGAACCTTTTGCCCAATACCCTTTCTAATCCATGCGCCAACATGGAGTGCCCACTGGGAAACGCTGGCGTGTCGTCTGTTTTAGTCTTTGTTGTTGAAATTTTGTCAGAGATTTGATGTGGGCGGGGTCGCATATATTTCATTTTGAGAGTCATAGCATAGTAGTTTGTGTCTCTCATAAAATCTCTGTATTCTTCTTTATCAACACCAACCAGTTTAAACATTTCAACATCGGGTTTCAAATCAGCATCCTTCATTTGTTTTGGGTCTAATTCTTTCTTCTCCATAACTTTTAGAATAGCAGGAATTTCTGTTTCTTCTTTTGGATAGGACATTTTAGGTATGTCAATTTTAATTTTAGGATTGCGGTCAAGCATTTTCTTTTTCTTAGCAGAGAGTGTTCCTTTCCACTTCTCTCTCTTGAGAATGGAAAACCAATTCAAGCCCCCTTCCTCCGTTTGTAAGTTTTACAAGCGGCGCAAGTAGGGCGGCACCTACGCTTTTTTCCTTTAGAAGCATCAGCCCGACCACAGGGTTTTGGGCCTCCTTTATCTCCACAGGTTCCGCAAGCAATCCATCCTCCTTGCGTTTTACCTCCTTTTGTTTGCTTTCCACCTCTTCGTGAAAACCATCCGTGAAGTCCCGACTTCTTTTCTCTTGCGAAGTTGTCTCCGCCTTTGAGGACTTCTTTCCAAGACATAGCATCACTTCTTTCTTGAAACCTTTCCTCTTCGGCATTGAACCATGTAGCCTGATTTATATGCGGAACTTTTCATTCCATACTTTCTATCGGCTAATTTAGCACAACGGTCTTTCTTTTCGCCCTTACTGTTATGAGTAGCGGTGGCTTTGCCTTTCTTCTTAAGAATATCTTGCCATTTCATACTACTCACCTAATATATTCCTCAAATAAACTTTGTCTGTCGCTTTTAAGAATTTCTTGCCACATCTTTCTTAGAGATAATCCCTTAATTCCCCATTTAGCATTTTTTGGGTGATTAGAATAATATTCTTCAAATGCCTTAATAGTAGCGTTATTAGAATATTCTCCCAATTCTTCTTCTGTTGGGGATATTGACCATCCTCTCTTTTCAAAAAACTTAACCCATTCTTTGTTAGGTATGGTGGAAGAAGAAATCCCTGCAATATATGGGCCTGTTGTATTAGATATAAAATGATTGTATAATTTAGAAAACTCTCCTCTTTTTATAGAAAAAACACCGCCAAATAAAGTAAATTCACCTTTTTTAGAATAACCAACCCCCGCTATTGGTTTTTCATTAACTATTTTTACAAAATAATCCGTAATTGGGTAGAATGGGTTAAGTGGGGAGTTTGGGCTTCGGTTAGCAGGAAATGGAGAGCCCTGTGTTTTTGACCACAAAGAAACAAGTTTATCTCTTGACATTTCCACAATCATTTTTATTCCTCGTATTCGGTAATAAGCGATTTAATTTCACTAGCGACTTTTCTCAAACCTTCTGCGGCGGCTTTGTATCTTGAGGCCCTACTTTTATCAATCAAGGCATATTCTTCAAGCATTGGAATCATGTTGGTAATGGCTTTGTGGAGAGAAGGTGCTTTGCTAAAATCTAGACGCAACTTCCGAGCAATCTCAAGAGGGTTCTGTTGGGTTGCTTTATCATAATACCTTGCCTTCTTCATAATATTCACCTAACGCTGGCCTTGATTAAATACACCTGTTCCTCAGTGATACCATATTCTTTCCCAATGTTTGAATGAGAATCAACAGCCTTCACAATACTTTCAACCTCAAGGTGGCTAAGGTCAATCCCTTCCTGTTTATACATGAAATCAACCAAACCATCATACCCGTCATGGTTTGCTCGGAACATTGGAGTAATAACTTCCTTGCCCATCACCTTTCTAATTTCATTATGTGCTTTCAATAATTTGCTCAAAATTTCTGGCATCTCATCTTCAACCTCTGTTAGGGTTTTCATAAGTTTATAGTATTGCTCTTTCATCGAATTGTTTCTAGTTAAAAACCCTTGATTATTTTCAAGGAAAGGATATAGAGCGAAAATAGGGTATGATGAAACTTCGTCTGTGTAAAATTTCTTGGCTCTTGCCCGAATGGTGCTATCTCCCAGTAAATCTTTAGAAACATCTTTAGCATCTTCTTTCCTAGTTTGTTCTATAAAATGCATAAGAATGGCTGCCATTGTATTTAAATTATCTTCTTTCTTTCCGAAGATTTTTGTTAATGCTTTTGCTGCGAGTTCAGCACTCTTGATTGTTTTCTCATTAACAACAACAACTTCGTCAATAAGAGTCAAGAAAGAAGTTAAGGCATTCATTGTCCCTTGAGAGACCTTTGTTCCAGCAGTGCTAGACATTCTAGTTGAAAGATTACCCATGATTGACTCATATCCTAATTTTTTTCCTATAGCGGTCAATGCTTTAATTCCCGTTCCCGACATGAATTTAGGATAGGCAATAGGAGTTTTAGCAGATAAGAAGGGCTCAACATAATATTCGTTGCAAGCCTCAATATAATCAACTAATGCCTTTCCGACCCCTTTATCGCTATCTCCTATCCCAGAAATTAATCTGCCTTCTCTCGCAGGAATTGAAGGTCGTGAATTAAGAAGAGAATTCAGTTTTTGTCGGGCCACTAGAGATTGGTTTCTCTTGAGTCTTGAAATTTCTGCGCTACTGATACCCTCTGTTTTTTGTGTCCCTTTTTGAGTTCTAGCATATCTAATAAATGAATAACGCTGAGAAGTAAATAATATATGGAGAGTATTAAAAAGATTATTCAAATCTTCTGCGGGAGTTAAACCGTCTTTCCAAATAGCATAGGTTTCAGGGGACTGTTCAATAATATCTTTAAAAGTTGGTTCTCTAATAAATTCTTTTTTTGCTTCTCCTGCAATATCCAAAGTAAAGCCTTCGAGAGCAGTAGGTAATTTTTTAATTCCTAAAGAGTTTCCTCTTTTTGATTTGTATAGAGAAGCAGGTAAAATATATTCTCTTCTATCCAAAATATATGATTCCTCAATTTCTTTTAACCACTTATCTGCTTCGGAAGTAAATTCTAAATCGGCTCCTTCTTTCAATTCCTCAATTGCTGCTCTAAGTTTTTCCTTGCTATCCTCATTCAGAGCAATAAGTTTCTTGTTTTCTGCTAATTCAATAGCAAGAAGAGGGTCAAGTGCTTCCTCAATTTCTTTTAAACTATCTTCTATATCCTCGGGAACATGCTCATCCACTACATCATCTGCAAGCATTTCATTCATTTCTGCAACAGCATAGGTCTTAGTCTGTGAGGGAACATTTCCTTCGTTCTCAAACAGAGAGGTTCGGGCATCTGTTCCAACCTTTCCTCCCGTTGCGGTTTTTGCACTTGAAAATTCCACCACTTCTTCTGTCGCTTCATATCGTGCAATCGCATCAAGCATCCGGTCCCAAGGGTCCACTTGATATGGAACATTCTTGACCCTATCAATTTTAACCAAATATTCGAAATTTTTATCTTTTACTCTTGCAGTAAGTTTTGCCAAATCCTTTTTATAATTCCCTTCCTTCTCTTTTATTTCATTTTCTAGGTCTTGATAAATAAGGAGTTGTGCTTGATATTTCCTATTTGGGCCAAGGATTTCTTCCTCAGAAGAATCAAAAGTAATGTCTCTGCGAATCTCTTTAGTTTCTTCTAATTTAGCCTTCTCTTCTTCAAGGTCTTTTAACATTAGAGCATAAACATCTGTATTTTCCGCTTCTGTTAAAAGCCTGTTCAAAGTCTCTTTTACTTTCTTATATTTAGGAACAACAGATTCCCAGTGAGAATATATGCTTTCTCTTACCGTAGCCGAGGACATATCTGTAGCACCGATAAACTTGGCCTTATCAATGGTAATAAGTTTGCTTCTCTTAGCGGCCCTTTCATCTGCGAAGCGTCTTTGCATACGCCGTTTGATTCTCTTAACATTATCAATAACAATTTCTTTTATATCGGGAGTAATGTTTCTAAGGTAATTATTATAAGAATTTTCAACTCTTGTGTTTGAAAACATCACTCCTCTATTGTCCGAAAAAATAGCGGGGTCTGGATTAGAAATTCTAATCCTGTCATACTTTTTTTCTAAATTAGAAATTGGTTTATTTTTGCTTTTAAGCCCCAACTCTCCTATAGCATCATAGAAGGCTTTTCCTTTTTGGCCCATACCAACCTGTGGTTTAGGAGTGCTTCTTTCTCCCATGCCCGCTTCTAATTCCCTGTATAATTTGTTCCTGACTTTTTTGGCCTCTTCTGCATCGGGGTATTGTTCAGCAATTGCATTATTCCACTTACGACGCAAAAGTTTTCTTGTTCCTGCTTTACCAGTCGCCCAACTTTTAAGGTCAGCATCAGTAATTTCCGAATACTTCAAATCATTCACCACCAGTCAGTAATCTTTTTTCTTTGAAACCTTCAATAGCCTGTAAAATTGCTTTTTCCTGCGTTCCTCTGGCTAATTTAAGATAATCCTTTCCAATGGCTTCCAGCCTATCCTCAACTGATTTAAACATAAACTTTCTCATATTTTTCAAAATGGGAAGCATTTTTGTATTCAGTTCGTCAATAAGTGCGGCCTTGTCGGATGGTTCCTGTTCATCGGCAATCTGTATTAAGGTTTTCTTGACCAGCCCTGCGTCGGGGTAGCCTCTCATCAATTCATTGAGATTGCTCAAAAAGGCCAAACTGTTCAAAGGGTCTATCCTATCCATAAAGGCTTGCGAACCCGAAGCCATTTCTGTTGCCTTTTTGATTTCTTGGGGACTAAGGCTCCCGACATAGTTTTGAAAATTAGGCTCCTCTCCTAAAAATCCTCTAATTCTGCTAATTTGTCCAGAAAAATCCGATAAATCAACATCACTTGTGCTTTCTAAATATTCAAGAAGTCCTCCGACTTTGACTGTTTGTTCTTTTTCAAAACCCAGAAATTGTTCTTCAAAGTCCTCATCTATTTCTGTAATAGGTTCTGCTAAAGTAATAGCATATCTAGCA